TCAACACTACCCTTAATGAGGGCTGAAATTAACTAGTTTTAAATCCCCAAGGTAGTAAATATAGTAGGAGCTTTTATATGAAAGTCGTTAAAAATACAAGTATGCAGGGCTTAAGCATTCCTTTTGGTTCGCCACAAGGTGTGGTAACTTTCTTCCTTGCACCGAAACAACAGGTGGAAGTTCCTGAGAATTGGAAGAGTAGCGTCGCAGAAAATCTTCTTCATCGTAGAATGGTTAAGATTAAAATCGTACCCGATGCTGCGCCTATTGCAACCCCTGTTGAAGCTCCTAAGAAAAAACCCCGTAAGAGTAGTTAATCATGGCCATACCAACCAGTCCATCCGTTGAAGTCATTGAAAATGATGTTTCGATTTATACTCCAAACATCAATTCAAGCGTTGTAGGCATTGTCGGCTTTGCTAATAAAGGCCCGGTCAATAAACCAACCTTAATTACAAATCAAGAAAACCTAATTAGGAAGTTTGGATTGCCAGATACTACCCTTCAAGGCCAAGCCTTAGAGGGCGCTTTGGAGATCTTGGAGGCGACCAATCAGCTTTACTTTGTTCGGGGCATTGACTCCACTAAAACTACAGCCTACGCTTCCGCTACTGCTGCTTTGGCCGCACCTCCGGCTGTCCAGGTTAGTGGCTATGTTCTTAGCACAAACGCTTCGTCTATCTTCTACTCGATTAAAGATAACGCAGGGGTTACAACAGAGACAGGAACCGTGCAGGTTGTAAGCTCGGTAACTAACGACACTATTCCTAAAGTATTTGCTGCTGCTTTTAACCCGGATGCCTTAGGGGATCAGGATGTTTACTCGTTTGCTGACGGAACTACCGTATTCTTGGCTTCTAAGTACGCAGGATCGGGTGCTACGCTTCAAGTATCGTCTAGCCATATTGACTTTGGATTCTCTGCCTTAGGTGTTTTTGGGGACGCAGTTTCGACTGGCGCTGGTCAGAATATGACCGCTACTGGCTTTACCTCTTCCGCGATAAACGCGAATATATACTCGATTCACCCTGGTGCAGGCTACAACCTTAGCTCCATGCGAGATGGCTCGACCCGAGGCGTTTCAGTCGAAGTCAACAACTTATCCGTTAGAGATCAAGTTGTAGTTAACAATGATGGCTCACAAGTGGAGTCGTATAATAGAATAGAGTTAGCTCCTTCTGGTGCCCAATCAATTGAGTTCTTACTTAACGTTGATGAGGATAACAACGAGTCTGAGTACATCTTTGTTGAAATTGAAGATTCGGCGGGCACTGCGTATGTTCCCAAAAATGACTTTGAAGCGAAAGCAACTGCTCTTGGTATAGTTGGTGGGGGTACTCACGACCCAGCGGGCACGCCGAGATTCTTAAAAATCCTAGAGGGTAATTATTCTCTTGCAGGTGGTGAGAGTGGCGCTACTACAGCTTCCGACTTGGTTGGAACTGCTGCTGCCAAGACAGGCATCTACGCTCTCGATGATGATGCTTTAAATGTCTCCATTGGACTCCTTCCTGGTATCACTGATGATACAGTTCAAAATAATTTTGTGACTTTGGCTGAATCTTCTAAGAATTTCTTAGCCCTTGTTGCTCCGCCCTTCGGTCTTTCTGAAGTGCAAGATGCAGTTAAGTGGATCAACGGTCAGTCTGCGGACACTAGAGATTCTGCCTTAAACTCATCGTACGCTGCTGTTTACTGGCCTTGGGTTCAAGTGTTCAACCCGTTTGCAGGTGCTGAAGAGTACTATGATCCGACCATCTTTGCGGCTAGACAGTGTGTATTCACAGACGCTGTTTCGGAGCCTTGGTTCGCGCCTGCTGGGTTTAACAGAGGTCGCTTGACCAAGCCTACTAATACGGAAATCAAGCTTAATCAGGGCGATAGAGACGCTCTGTACAGCAACTCGGTTAACCCGATCTCAAACGATCCAACCACTGGGATCACAATCTTTGGACAAAGAACCACGCAGAGAACACCTACTGCTCTTGACCGAGTCAATGTCCGTAGGCTGATGATTTACCTCCGTAAGGTTCTCCTTGAGCTTGGCAAACCCTTCCAGTTTGAGCCGAATGATCAGTTCACTTGGGAGTTGGTTGAAGATGCAATCAACCCATTCCTCGATGATCTTCTGGCTAGAAGAGCTATTGTCGAAGGTTCTGTTAAGTGTGACTCGACAACGAACACTCCCGCAAGAGTTGACAGAAATGAGCTTTGGTGCTCGGTGACGATCAAGCCTACGAAGGCTGCTGAGACGATCGTCTTCGAGGTCAACCTCACAAGCCAATCGGCAACCATTAACTAATAATAATCATGGTAGACAGTTACTTAAAGAACGACTACAGAGCGAATTTTGAGCCTGGGAAAAGCCTTCCTAAGCTCTCCACAAAACTCGATGCTGTAAGATCGTATCAATTTGAAGTGAAGTTCTTTGGGCTTCCTAGTGAGTTCTCTCAAACACAGCAAGTCCTTACTGCTGCTGCGAAGCAAGTGAGTCCTATTGGTGGTTCCGTTGATGACATCGTTGTTGATCGTCTTAACGACAAAATGTACTACCCTGGCAAGTTCACTGCGGATGCGGTTACGATCACTTTCGATAACCAACTTCTGACCAACACAACGCCTGCTCTCTGGAACTGGTTCAAGACTATTTATGATCCGATTTCGGGTGACATGACCAAGTTGGCTGCGCCGGGTGGTCCGGGTAACAAGTCTTTCAAGGCGTCCAAGATGACAGTTCTTGAGCTTGATAACACCAACGAACCCCATGCTTTCATTGAAATGTATGGTGTGTATGTTACGGGTGTTAGATACTCGGAGAAGAACTACGCAACGAACGACTTTTCCACTGTTGAAGTGACATTCCGCTTCGACTTCTTGGATTACGACAAGATCAACTAACCTCTTAGATCTAATTCAGGTAGCCTTCTCTCTAAATAAGAGAGAGGGCTATTTGTCTATTATAAGTTATGGATTTTTTCACGGAACTTTTGGAGAGCTTCAGTCGGAAGCATGATCGTAAGCTTAGACTTCTGGAGCAAGAAGCTGATCCCGAAGCGGAAGCGTTAGCCAAGCAAGCATTAGCTCAAAGTAGTCAGCAATCCGCCCAGGAGTCCTTTAACAATCCGATAACAACTCCAAATGGTAACCAGATATACATTTGGAGAACTGGTAAGGGTAAGGTGAACTTTAATTATCAGCCGATCGCTTTCCCATCCTTCGGAGTTGATGATAATTACGAGAAGTTTGTTGGATCATTCAAAAAGGATGCTGAGGTGTTTGATCCTGAGAAGGAAAGGCAGGAAAGTCAACAAAGAAAAGAAGAGAAAGATAGGGAAGATCGCCGTAAGTCTGTTTTAACGTCGGACATGGCAAAACAGAACCCTGAGATCGTTGGTGAGATTGTTAATAATGTAAACGAGTTTGATCAGGCAATCACCGATCTCTTATGCACTGAGGACGAATCAATTAATCCTGATTATATGGATCAGGTACAGTTTGCTCCTAATGCTAGTTGGGCCAAGTGCAAGCCCCACTTGCAATTCTTAAGAGGCAATCAGCGAGGCAATGTCGAACGTCAGCTTATAGCTGATGTTCCTGTCTTAAGGTTTGATGGCAAAACTGGAAAGTATTTTGTAGACTCTGAACCTGCTGTTGCCAGTCAGGCGTTAGAGATTTCAAGAGCGTTGAATGTATTAGCAAAAGCTGCGGCGGGTGATAAATCCGCTAAGGAGGAAGCCTGCAATAGATTTAAAGTGACCGAAGGTGGGGGCTTGAAAGGCGTTACTGTTTACACAGAAGTAGACTCAGAGGGTCGTGGTCTCACGGGTCGCGTATTTAATAATGAAGCTTCCGCCAGATCTCTCAAAGGCTTGATGGGTATGGCTGGTTGTTCCGTGGAACCTCAATCAGCAACAAAAGCAGTAGCAGCAGGTAGTGCAGGTGCAGAGAGTAATATTAGAGGGACGTTAGGGGAGATTGCTAAGGTGGTTGGGACAGACCTTTTAAATCTTGTGAGGGCAAAGGCTGCTGGTGGGATGGGTGTCGAAACCCCAGAGATTAAAGCCTTACAGGACATAGTATTAGAGCGATCAAAAGAAGTCTTAGACTTACTTGGAAATCTCAATGAGCAGCGAGAGTCTTGGATTGATAAGTCCCAAGGCGCTGTTGTCAGCGAAGAGGAGCAGGCAGAGCTTGAAGCTATCTCCGAGATCGTAGGTGATAAGGATAGAACTATGAGATTTATGACTGCTATCCTTAGCATGGCAGCTACAACCTCTAGATTGAGAAAGCCAATGGTTACAGTTCAGGTTGCTGAACAGGTTGGGAAAGGAGATAAGCAGGACGTTTTAGAGTGTTGGGGATCTCGTGAAGAGGCATTAGCGGGTTTGCGTAAGAGCGAAGAGTATGAAATCGACGGGGAGGTTAGGTCCCGAGTCACAGAGGGTGATATTGCAGAAGTTCCTGCCTCTGAAGTATTCAAAAATAATCCTGAACTTCTGGATAAGTATATTAAAGCAGGAGTCATTAAGAGCAAGGACCAGATGTTATATGCTTCTGAGGTTAGCTTAAAGACTTTGCTTAGACTAAGCTCTGCTAAACAGGGAGAGACTACCGCTAATAAAGTTAGCGAGACTATTGTAGAGGGTGAGGACCCCCGTGCTTTGAACTTCAATGAGAAGATTTCCAAAGCGGATCAAGCTTCCGTTAGGGGTATCCAAAGAGACGTTAATTCTATTAGCAATAGTGTTAATGAGTTATCGTCTAAAGTTCAGGTTAAGACAAAGGATGGAGTCATAACTGAGAACTCACTAAAGACTTATGCCGATAGCATAGTATCGCACCTTAAGAAGAACAAGAACTTTAAAGAGATAAAGGACAACGTCGATTTATCTGAGTTGGTGGCATACATTGAAGATATGAAAGCTGGTGACCCTAAACTGACCGACAAGAAGTTTGAGGCTAAGATCAAGGACAAGTTGTTTAAGATGACCACTCTTTCAAAGATCGAAACAATGGCAGCGAAGGGTGAGAAGGATAATCGGAAAGCTGCCTTGTATGCCCTTGCTGTGTTTAATGTTGCTGGTGGCTCGTCTAGAGACAGCACGGTATTCCAGGTCGATGTTTTAGATGAGATGGCTTCGTATGTGTCTACTCAGAATGGTGAGATGCAATCTGCATTAGATTCGATAAAGGCCAAGGATGGTAGATGGAACTTCCAACCTAGTAAGGGATCTTTAACCTTTAGCTACGCTGATAATCCTAATAGGAGTATTTCTGTGACCTACAAGGACGGTAGGTGGATTGCTTACCGATCTGCAACTTCTATTAAGAATGCTTCAACTAGAAATGCAGCAATAGGTCAGAAAGAAAGTAAGAAAGAGTCTGTGGAGATTATTAATGCTTTGTCTAAGCTTACAGAAGCTCTAGGCATCATCAAAGAAAAAGTAAGAGTCCTCGATGCAGACTAGATCACAAAGTCTAAACATCGCAACCTGAACATCCCCAGATGAACCCACAAAGCTCGGACCCTTAACTGGCAGATCCAACTCATTGGTTATAGCCATGGGTTCCTTTCGATTCTGACCGATAAAGAGTAAAAACTTTCTAGAAGATTTCTTGGAATCTCGATGGGCTTGAGCTATCATTTTTGAAATTGTTGATTTAGGATTTAATAAATCACTTACTTGTTCTTCATTGTATCCTTTCTTACATTCAATAATGAACTTAAACTTTTCTGGAGTAATTAAGTCTCCATATACTTTTAAGTATTCAGGTAATGTATGAGTTGTAGCAAATGCACCTGATCCAGGAGTTCTACAGAATTCCTTAGTATCGAATCTATCGTTTAAAGTCTTTGCAATCTTGTTCTCAAACCTGTTACCTTTTGCTCTAGAGTTTACTTTCTTTTTCTTCTTTCTTAATGGCGATACATCAAAATCATCTTTCATTTCAAATCCTCTAAGCTATAATAGACCATGGATAAAGTATCACTATCGTTAAAGGATACCAAATTTAAATTAGTTGAAAGAAGCAGAGGACGTATGAAAATTCAAATTAAGTTTTCCAAGGAAGAGGCCGAAGGCTTCAAGAACTTTTGCAAGCTGAAGCCACCAGAGCTTGAGGACGATAACTTTTACAAGCAGATCTTCTTCGCAGGCTGCAACGCTATGACTGAGCAAATTCAAGCTCTTGTTAACGCTCACAAGGAGTCTGAAGCTAAAGAAGAATCCCAGGTTGAAGAGGGGACTCAAGAGAATGAGCAAACCGAAGAATAGCTTTAAAAGCCATAAGATTTACAACTCTAAGCACCTAGAGTCCATTGTAAAGTCTAGTATAGAGGATAAGCAAAACTCTTACTACCTTATCACAAACAGTTGGGATAAGGTTTGCAATTACTTTAATGCTAATCTACCAAATGATGGTGATACAAATCTTCATGTTGTGGATATCTTCAATGTGCCGAACGCTCTTGACGTAATCAAGAACGCCATTAAGTCCCATAGAGAGACGATCTCAACGTCTTGTCTTTCTAAGTATGATCAGCTTCCGATGCTGGTCGTGGTTCACAAGTCTTTCCCTCGTGTCGTTTCCTACAACGGCTCGGTAGGCGCAGAGATTGGAATCTAAATTGAGCTTGGGTCTTTCGGAAATCCCATTTTGTGATTCCGGTAAGACTCAAGCTTTTCGTTGTATCTCTTATTTTTAGAGTACAACAGTCTCAGATTATTTAAGATCACCGTGGTGAAGTAATTAAACGCTTGCCCAGAATCCCTGTTGAAGTTCTTCAGGACTTTGAGTATAAGTAAGAAGCATTCTTGTTTTGCTTCCTCATGATCAACATTGAACTTGAAAGATAGCATGAGTCGGTTGATCAACATGTCGAACATCTCGAAGAGTTCATCTTCGACTGAACGGTCGCCAGATTTAAACTCTTGAATCAACGCTTCAAACTTTTTATTGTCGATATAGTAACTCACTCCTCTATCATAGTCTTATGCCACAACTAAGTTTCCAAGGTGCCAACCCAAAGTGTGAGGGTTGCCCCGCCTTGAGTATGGGTCTCCCTACCAATACAATCCTAGATTATGAGTACAAGGATGCTCCTGTAGACATTCTCTTCATCTCGGACTCAGCGAAGATGTTCGAGGGCGAGTATACTCCCTTTAGACCTCAAGAGTACAATGTTATTCAGCGCGAGCTTGGTAGGTTTACGAAGGATTGGGAGGTCGCCTATACGACTGCGGTGAAGTGTCCTAACATTACATCGGAGAATCTGAGCACTGGTATTAAGAAGTCTTGTAAGGTTCACCTTCATGACACAATTGACCACTACAAGCCTAAACTTATATTCGCTTGTGGTAAGGTCGCAACCACTCTTCTCTATGGTAAAGCAAAGGAGGAGAGCAAGATTCGTGGAAAGGTGGATACTCTGGTCACTGAGAATGGTACAGAGTTCCAGGTAGTGCCCATTATTCACCCATTCCAGGTCGTAGCAGAGCCCAAGAACGCTTATCTTTTCCGAACCGACCTGGAGAACGCATTAAATAACGAGCTTTTAGGGAAGGCCACAGACGCTCAGGTAGACCACACTTTAGCCTTAAGCATTGGGGAGTTAGATGAGGTTCGTGATGAATTTCTAGATACTGATATGGATGTTGCTGTGGACATTGAAACCACGGGCCTTAACTTCCTGGAAGATACGATCCACACGATTTCGATGACACTTGTAAACCGGGACACTGGTGAGCTTGGACGGACTTTGGTATTGCCTATAGACCATAAGGAGGCCAAGCTAGGCTACAAGGCGAAAGGGGCATTCATGCAGTTCATCTGTCAGGCTATGGCGAACAAAAAGAATAGGAAGGTCTTGCAAAACGCTGGCTTCGACCTTAAGTTCTTGAAGCGGTATGGCGTCGAGGATGTGTATAATGTCTACGATACAAAGCTGCTGCAACACCTTTATAAAGAAGATGTTCCCAAGTCGCTCGCTGACCTTGTTTACTACTACTTCCCAGAAGAAAAGTTCTAATGCTCACAGTTGAAGGTAAGAAGTTCGATTGGAAAAACATTCCTCTCATTCAGTGTGTCGAGGGAAACGCTAAAGATACGTATGCCACTGCAAAGGTATACGCGAAGCTACTCGAAGAGGTTCGGCAAAAGAAGCTAGAGAAGCTTTACGATAAGCTTATCGCACCTCTTACTATTGCCTTCCGTGATATGGAGTTTGAAGGCTTGCTCATCGATGAGAATAAGATGAATGAGTTAGATCAGCAGCTTCAAGAGAAGATTAAGTTAGCAGACATTGCATTGCGTGCTGCCGCTGGGTTGGAGGAGGATGCCAACCTTAACTCTACCAATCAACTTGTTAAGATCATCTACTCGTTTGAGAAAAACGATGATGGTGAGTGGATTCAGGTTGAAGACTTTGGTCTGGGGTTGTATCCTTTCGAGTTCACTAAGAAGGGTGCTCCTTCTACTAACGAAGAAACTCTGACCAAAGTGAAAGCCATGGTCGAAGAAGAGTTCACAGCAAGAGGTTTGAAGGTTGAATAACGAAGAAGTAAACATCGCCAAGGCAGTCTTAAACAACATGTCCGATGATCAGTTGAAGGCCGCTAAGAAGTTCTTTGATCGCTTCTCAGAATATAAGAAGTTGACCAAGCTACACTCTGTGTATATCGAGGGTGCTCGTACTGCATTACAGAATACTGGCAACAGTCGAATGTATGTGAAGTATAACATTGATGGCACGGTTACGGGTCGTATCTCAAACTCGGGTGCCAACGTCGGCAGAAAGAAAACTGACAAGATTGGTGTGTCCTTTCACACTCTGCCTCGTGAGTCGCTCGATGTAAACATTCGTGATTACGTGGTAGCCCCCGAGGGTCACGACTTTATCACGATTGATATGAAGGCGATGGAGCTACGAGTTCTCGCTCATGTTGCTAATGAGCAGAACATGATTCACGCTTTCAAATCTGGCGTGGACTTGCACAGTTATTCTGCTGGACTCACCTTCAACAAAGACCCAAAGGATGTAAGTAAGCTAGAACGGCAGATCGCGAAGGAAGTTAGCTTCTTGACGGTGTATGGAGGAACTGCATATACTCTCGCATCGAAGCGTAACATTCCTGAAGATCGTGCTGAAGAAATTATCAATAGTTGGCTAGCGGCTTTCCCAGGTGTAGGTCGATACATGAATACTATTGATGAGTATATCAAGCAGTTTGGATATGCTAAGACCATCTTTGGACGTTACCGTCACCTTCCTAATGTTCGATCTCCGTTTAAGGGTGTTCGCCGCGAGGCATTTCGGCAGGGTCTGAACTTTACGATTCAATCTGCGGCTAGTGATATTCTGCTTTGTGGCATGTTGGGCGTCATCGAAAAGCTCAAGGGTATGAAGGCTAAGGTTGTTGCAACTGTCCACGACTCGATTGAGCTTATTGCCCCCAAGGAGGAGACTCGGAAGGTGGTGGAGATTGTTAGTGATGAGCTTGAGAACTACTACTATCTTCGTGAGAACTTTGGCATCAACCTTAAGGTTCCTCTAGGCGTGGACATTGAGGTGGGATCAAGCTTTGGTAACGGTGTGGAGTATGAGCTTTAGTAGCCCAGGTAGTCCATCACTCCTAACCATTTGTGAGCAGTACTTCTAGGTTGCATCTGCCACTCAAATAGACCCCAGGATCCATACTTATTATAATCACCTGTGAGTCTGTAAAGCATAAAGAGTTCACCGCCCTCAGTGAACCAGTTATCTAGATCATTGTAGTATAGTTGTCGCATACCAGGATCTCGGTTAGCTGCTACAAATAAGTTAGTTAGTGTTTGATTGTTCTGTGCTGCACCCACCCCTACAAGGTGTTGACCACCTTCATATGCGAGCAACTGCAAACCTCTTTGTTGTGCATTGATTGCATTTTGTCGAGTGTAAACTCTGTGATTATTCACAAGATTAATCTGGCAAAGGGATAATAGGTAAGGTACAGAGAATGTAGGGGCTGTTGGTGTTATACTGAGGTTTCCGAATCCACCCCCAAAGTAAGGAGCAACTGCAAAAGCATCCGCACTCTGATAGGCGTTCTGCCAATCCATGATTTGATTGTTCACCCAAGGGTTAACACTCTGACCAGCCAATACGCGCACAAGATTTCTTGTGCCTACTTGATTATAAAAGCTGGAGAATAGGTTGAATACTTCTACTGATCTTTGTGAGTAGTAAAGCCACCCAGCGTGCCAAGAGGTAGGATGTAAACCTAATGCTAATCCTTGAGTTTGAGCATACTGAGTTTGTTGAAACTGGCTATTCCAAACTTCATTACTGTACTCCAAGTAAACTGTTAGGTCGGGGTCAAGCGCAATACGACACAGTAAACCTAAGTATTGCACGTAAAGATCATCAGCCATATGAGGCACACAGATCCACATGTTCTTACGTGTTTTATTGCACAGGTCAATCATGTAGAGCGGGTGAACTCCTTGCTCAGTAGCCTGTGTGTAGTTAAAGAAGTTTGTAGCGTCAGTCCATGTGATACACGGGTTGTTGTTAGTCCTACCCCAGTTCATGAATCTGATTGTATCAAAGGCGTCTAAGCTTCTTAGGAAGTTGGGGTGGAATATCCTACTTGAATTATCAAAGCCAGGAAGGTATACCTTTATGTTTTCAATAGGCTGAACGATGTCTGTAATTCTGATCGTAAAAAGCCCATCGCTCGGCACCTGTAGATTAATTTTAATGTGACCTTGTGACTGTTCGAGAATCGTTAAAGATCCATTACCTCCTGCTCTAGGCTCAACGGTACCAACACCATCGTATCGTATGTTATAGATGCCG